TATACATTTTAAATAATAGGGTTTCTTCTATTTGTTTTATAAATTTTCCTGCTCTCCGCTTATGATATCCTGTATATTCAAGAACTATATTCATTATGTCATCTGACAAAGGAAATAAAGTAAGTAATCTTGTGTAGTCCATTTATATAATATGAAGGCATAATTTGTATTCATATTATTTTTCAATTTTTTCTAAAAAAAGTGACTCTAAGATACTGTGTAAACAACCGAATTATTTATTTCTTCTTGTTTTTCTTGTTCTTCTTGTTCTTTTAGATATTCATCATAATCTGCTTTAATACTATTTACATCTTTAACACAACCTCTAGTAGCTAAATTATAGTAAACGATTGAACCTACCAATATTGCCGTATATATATACCATAAAGCTTCACCAATATTATCACGATATACAACAAGATCTAATAATTGTTGCTTTTTATTTTCAGGACCACCTGTTTCATACATACCTGGTTTCATTAATGGTTTTAATTTATTCCAAATACTTATAAAATTATCTGGAAACATTTGATTTATTAATATTGATTTGTTTCCACATATTTTCATAATAGCTTCAGCAGCTGCTTCATATTCCATTTTTTGGTTAGGATCTTGTTCATTTTGTATAATATTATCAATATTTGTATCTTTTAAAATTTCGGCTAATAAATTATTAGCACTTTTCGCAACAAAAAAGTAACCAATCACATCAGAGAATACACTTTTAAATCCTGGATAAGCAAAAAGAAACGCAATCATTGCTCCAAAAATTAATAACCATGGAATCAATGTATAAATTACAGCGGCTCCTACATTTTTACCGGCATTGCCTTTACATTTATCAATTAAATAGGAAATATTTAAACTTAATTGAGTACATATTACTATTAATATAAATATACCTAATTTGTAAGCACAATCAGCATAATAATTTAAAAGTTGTTCATCTGTTAATGTAGCAACGCCTTTCATATCTACCAATGATAATGTTGGTTTGCCAATTACAGGCACAGATGAAATATATAATAAAGTTGTAATTATAAATAATAATAACGAATAATTAGAAATATCCATATATATAGATAATTGGTATAATTTTTTTTTGATTTTATATGTATTTTATAAAGCTATTTTATAAAGCTATAAATATATGAATTTTAACAATAACTATGCTAAACCTATTTTAACTGAACCCGGCGTTAAATATTTCTTAAATGAAACTTTAAAACAATGTCATATCTTTAAAGAAAACTACAATAATATGTTATTTAATATTGGAATAACTATTTTATTTTTTTTTATTTTAGCAATTCTTTTATTATATAAATATAAAGGCAAACTAACACCAGAAGAAATAGAACAAAAAGAAACACAAAAAAAACAATATATATTATCTAAAATAAGAAATTATCAAGAAACAAAACTTAGAGAGCAGCAACAATTAATTACTGGACTACCACATTGGGATAACGAATTTGATACAATAAATACAAAAGTTAGATTTTAAATTATTTATTTATTTTATTATATTAAGTACCTTGTGTTTGTTTATAGAATAAATATATACGCATAAATTATAATGGAAGAATCACCTACAATAAATCTAGCTTCTCAAATAAGGAATCCTAAAAAGGAAAAAGCAACTATAAACGAAGTATTAAATGAATATTACAAACTTAAATCAAAATATGAAGATGGTTATCATGACAAATATATCAAGCCCATTTTACGTTCTGATGGTAAAAGTAAAAGAGAAAAGCGTCTTGAATATCAAAAACTTCCTAAGCCAGAATGTATTAATTGTAAACGAAATGTTGGTTCTATTTTTACAATCAATAAAGATCCTCAAGAATATTCACGAACATTTCTAGCAAAATGTGGGGATTTAGATGATCCATGTCCTTTGAATATTGTTTTTGATTATACTGGTCGCGATGAATTAGATAAAGAAATATTAAAACATAATAATGATATTAAAGAAATTAAAAATAAAATTATTTCTGATAAAAATAACATGATGTTTGGTTATATTGACCAAAATAAAGCGGTTGAAATATTTAACACTGATACTACTGAATTAAAAGAGATAACTGAAGCTGCTGGGTTCATAATGGAAATTAATATACAACTAAATGATAATCCTGTTAAAAAGGATTTAATCAAAACCAATGAAGATAAATTTGGAATCGGATGTTTATTACCATTTAAAAGTATGATTAAAGAATTTGACCAAACAGGCAAAACTGAATTATTAAATAAAGCGATGAATTTTTATGTAGATGAAATGGCTCCTCTCGCAAAAACAATTAGTAACTTGAAGTATGAAGTTTCTTATGTAGATTTTTTAGAAAAAAAAGACAATGAAGATCCTACTGAAAAAGGTGACTTATATATTTTAGTTCAAAAGAAAAATAGTCTTTATAATTTAGAATATACTTTATATGGCAATGATAACATAAAATCATTTACAAAAGGTACTAAAGATTATTCTAAAGGTAAAAGTAAAACTAAAAAGAATTTAGAACAAGTACACAAAAAGACACGTAAATTACGACCTGAATTAGATTTTGTAGAGGAAGAAGGGGAAGAAGAATATGCGGAAGTAAAGCCAATTAACTTAAGAAAAAAATTAATATTACAAAACGCAACTGAAGCTTTGGAAGAGGACAAACAACCTGAATCTGAATCTGAATCTGAATCTAAATTTGAATTAAAATCTGATTTAAAACAAAGTATTAGAGAAGAAGATGATACAATAATGCCTTATATTAATTCAGATGGTTCCGTTACTTGGAGCAACAATGAAGGACAAATTAACATGAAATTTCAAAATATATGGGACGCGTTATCGCCTCAATATAAAGCCGCATTAATTCAAGACGAAGATTGGATGAAGAAAACGATTGACAATTTTGTTAGTTATAATATACTTCGGCTTGAAAATAAGGTTCCTTATACATCAAGCAGAGAATTTGTCCATCCTGATGGGCTACTATTGCCTCCACAAAAAATTAATGATACTGATTACGATTACGGTAACGCTGTTTATAATAAGTTATTAAATGGAGAAAGAAACCCAATTTGGTTAAGTTTTTTACCTAAGGCAAATAGAGCTGAAACAAACTTTTTACAAGAACATTATTCCAATAATTATAATGGTTATTTGAACGCAATTGCGTCATATCTTGGCCATAAGTTGAAGTTTACAAAGTTTTAGTTTCATGAAAACTTAAAATTATAAAATATATATATTATTTATAAGTAATCCATGTTAACTAAATATATCTCTATACCTATATTTTTAAGTAGTTTTATTATAGGATTAGTATTTATATATTTTTGGGGTCCGGATTCCAGAATAATTCATAAATACCCTTCTCCCGCAAATTATAAGACTATTTTATACAAAGATAAAGTTGATCAATGTTATCAATTCAAACCACTTGTAACTGAATGTCCTATTAACCCTTTTGATATTAAAACGGTTCCTATACAAGAATAAAAATAGGATTAATAATTTGATTGTTATATTATAAAATATATCCATTATTTATAATATAACAAATGCACTTAGAAAATTTTATTCATAGTCAATCTGGGAAATATATTATGTCTATATTATTAGGTTTCGGATTAGCTACTTTATTTAGACAAATATGTACCGGTAAAAATTGTTTAAGATTTTATGCTCCCCCTCTTGAAGAAATTGATGACCAAATATACAAATTTGATAATAAATGTTTCAATTTACAGAAAACGGCTGTTAAATGTGATACTAAAAAAGAAATATTGAAATTTGAATAATTTTATTTTAATGCGTAATTTTCTTTTTCAAAGCTTATTTAGATAATATATGACGGATATTAATACAACTAGTATCAATGATTTACCTACTGATCCTATGGGTTCAAACGCAAATAATATATCTGTAGTTGCGAGTGAAAAACAAATGTTTACACCTAATTCTAATTCCAATTCTTCAGCTCTTACTCTTGATCAATCCACTATTAGTCAAATTGTCAATGGACTACAACAAGCCAGTGTAGCTGGGGCTACCATGTTACCTAGCAGAGATATTCCTCAAAATACACAACCTCTTACTCAAGATGCTTATGTTAAACCTAATTATGTTCCGCCACCAACTAACACTGATTATATTAATGACAACGTTGACGCAAGTGAGTATATTAATAAATTTCAACATGAAGAACAAATAAAAAATTCATTAGATAATGTTTATGACGAATTACAAACTCCTTTATTGATGTCTATTTTGTATTTTTTATTTCAGCTACCCATTATGAAAAAGACATTATTTAAATATATACCTTTTTTGTGTCATAATGATGGTAATTATAATTTGAATGGCCTTTTATTTACAGCTATTGCGTTTGGATTTCTGTTTTTCTCATTATCTAAAACAATGAAACATGTTAATTCTGCTTTTTGAATATTTAACATATAATATTTTATATTGTCATATTTATATGGTTGACATAAAAAAAATTGATGATTATTATAAAACAATTTTTACTTATCAAGAAGATATGTTTATTACATTTGCTATGTTTTATATGATTATTCTAGGAAATAATATAAGAGGTATTTTTACTTGTAGACAAATAACATTTTTTGAAAATAATAAACCTATTGTTCTTTTAACTTCTTTTATTTTATTTTATTTATTGTGTTCTTTAGTATCAAATACAGGACATTTAAAATATGTACCACCTATACAAAAATTATTATATACAGTCGTGTACTTTGTTATATTTGTAATAACAACACGACTTGATTTTAATGTTACATTTGCGGTGTTAGGTTTAATATTTTTAATTTATTTTATAGAATTAAATAAAAATTTTTATATTAAAAATAAAGATACTCAAAATAATAGCTTCAAACCGACTGATTTACATGAAGAATATAATGACCATTGGATTACTTTAGATTTCCCATTTAAAGTTAGATTATTTGAAATTAAAAAAGGTCATTTTGATATTATTGACAAAATAGAAACCGTATTATATTTTATTATTTATATATTAATATTTTTAGGATTAATTGCTTATGGTGGAGAAATTAAAGATACATTATCTAACAAAAAAGAGGTTACTTGGTTTGATGTATTTGCTGATACTAAGATATGTCATATGAAAGATAGACTCCCTTTTACCCATTATTTAAAGCTTGGATTAGGCATAAGATTATAACTTATTCAAATAACTATTTTTTATATACTTATTTTATAAAATGAATATCAAAATATTATACGCTATTTTAACAGGATTACTTTCAGGCATTTTAGGGGGCGCCTTTGGATTAGGTGGCTCTTTTGTCATGTTACCATTGCTTATACTTTTAAAAATTGTACCTAATTATTCTACAGCAGTAGGAACAATATTGTTTTCATTGCTTCCACCTATATCTTTACTTGCTGTTTTTGAATATGCCAAGAAAAAACAAATTGATTATGTAATAGGAACCATTTTATTTATTACTTACTTTATCGCCGCATATTTTGGCGCACTTATTAACGGAATGTATAGTGAGAAAACTTTAAAGTATTCATGTGCAACTTGTTTTTTAATCATAACAATATATTTTTATTACGACGCATATATAACCAAATAAAAACCATTAATACTTATTAATTGTCTTTAAATTGTTTTCATATATATATTATTTTTACCATTTAGATTCGTTTTTATTATAAAATTATTATTATAATAAAATTATAAATACATATTATGCTGCAAACATATATTAATCAACTTGTCAATAAAATACCCAATAAATATATTATTAAATTACAAGGCATAACTAACAAACCATTGAGCGTAGATCTCGTATTTGAAGGTGGACTTTTTAATGGTAGCTATCAACTTGGCTTTTTAAACTATATCAAACAAATGGAAAAACAACAACTATTAAAAGTTCAAAGGGTATCTGGTTGTAGCATTGGTTCTATTATCGCATTTTTATACTTTACTAATATTTCAATAAATGATAGTATTAATTTTTTTTCTGATGTTATTTATAAACATGTTAAAAAACATTATAATATGAACGTATTTAAGCAAGTTTTTGATTTTTGTAGTAAACAATTACCTAACAATTTTTTAGATGTAATTAACGGCAAATTATTTATCACATATAATGACATTTCTAAAGGCAAACAAATCGTGAAATCAACTTATTCTAGCATTGATGAATTATTTGATGTTATTCGACGTTCTTGTTATATTCCATATATTATTGATAAATCTATCTTTTATAACGGTAAATATATTGATGGATTATATCCTTATATTTTTAAACCCAAAAAAAACAGAAAAATTATCAATGTTAATATTATTAATCTCAAAAAAATATGTTCTTTAATATCTATTAAAAATGAAAAAAATAATATGCATCGTGTTATTGACGGTATACTTGATACTCATACTTTTTTCTCTTCTAATTTTTATTCTAACATGTGTAGCTACGTTGATGATCAAACGATAATTGCTAAATTACAAAATTTTATATTAATTAAACTTTTTCAACTCAGTATTCTTATTATTCATTATTTTTATGTGTTAAATAAACTTTTTAAAAAATTAATTAAAACCAATTATGATGTTAAAAAAATGATTGATATTTTATATACATTTTTATTTAAATCTATATGTATTTAATTTAAAAAAAGAAGCCTCTCTTTTTTTTTGTTTTATTCATTTTATTCTTTTTTATATTTTTTGTCTTTTTTGTTTGGGTTGGCTTTTCTTTTTCATTATTTAATACTTTACTGTCTAATGGTCTATATCTTAAAAACCATGCTTCATACTCTGGATCTTTTTTTTTATTTTTTAATTCAGCAAATTTTTCCGTTTTCGCAGCTCTCATCTCTTCTACGGTTTCTTGATGTCCCATACAATTAATGCTAAATCTTTTTAGTAACCCTTTTTGCTCTAATCTATTCTTTTCTTGTACCTCAAATAAATATTTTGACATACATAATATACGATCTTTATCATAATATGGCCTATTCGCATATAAAAAAGCCAAATAAAAACTCAACATCGTGTCTATTGTTGCTACCTTGATCTCATATCCTTGTTGCTTTATTATATTATAACTATGACACGCAAGTGGTTCATAAATAAATGATACTACATCCTTTCCTACACGAATTTCGTAATGAGGCGCAATTATTTCACCTACAGCCGGTCGTTTTATTATTTTTACATTTTTAATACCTATATCTTGTAACCTTTCTTTCACTATTTGAGCGATTTTTAATGGCTCTTCTGATAACACATCAAAATCAGGTATTTTTTCTAACTGTTTTCTTAAATCTTTAGGCATATATTGCGAATATAATGATACAGCATATCCTCCAAAAAATACTACACCTTGATCCATTAGTGTTGTTTTTACGGTTTCATATATTTCTTCTGATTTATTTTCTTCTGATTTATTTTCTTCTGATTCTTTTGTTTCCTTTATTTCCTTTATTTCTTTAGTATTTGACAATTTTCTTTGAAAATCTATATGCGAACATTGATGTGCAGTTAATGGATAACTACGATTTAAAAGAGTTAAACGTTTTAATACTTTTTCCCAACGCGACACATCGCCGTCTGGTCTTGATAGCTCTAAATACATGCTCATTCTTAAATAATTTGGTGGCGCATATAAAATTCCAGCCACCTTAATTGCCTCTTTTTTTAGCGCATTAAATAACTCTTTCGGGATATATGATATATCTGCGACAGGAATAAAATTCACATATACTTTATATGTTCCATGATGCTGTCCTGATTTTGCTTCAACTTCAACAAATCCTTCTTTGATATATATATCTACCAGTTCTTTCGCATTTGATAATGCGTTCCAACTAAAAAAATCATAGTCTGGTATTTCAATGTCTGTATTATAGAACTGATCTTGTTTTGGTAATATATTATTTATTGCTGTTCCACCATAACAAATTAATTTGTTGTTTCTTATAAAATTTTCAACAATTCCTATGATTCGTTTTACTTCCGGAGAATTAGCTACAGTCTTTCCTTTTTTCTCTTCCGCTGTATCTACAGCTTGTCTTAATATTGCTAATTCACAGTCTGAAAAATTTAAATTCTTACATATTTCATATTTATTCATTATATTATCTATAATATAATGAAATATTATTTTGTTTTATTTACTTATTTGGAATAGGTTGTATTACAATACTAGAAACTAATTTTGTATTTAAATCCGTATTTAAATAGGGTCCTGTATTTACTACGGTATTTGACTGTTGTAACCATTTATCTCTTGCTTCAGTTAAACTACTTAAAAAAGAAAACATTGTTATACTTATATTATATTAAAAAGTTTAAGTTGTTTTTTATAAAATTCTTTTTTTGAATTTATTGAATTAAATCTCAAACTTGTAAAAATCTGAACTTACTGTACGTGTAGCAAAAGATACTGCTTCGTTTTGAGCTGGCGGTGCTGGAATTGTCCTTGGTATATAACGCAGTTTTTCCGGTTTCAAAACAAACGCATGCCCTGCTTCATCAAAGAATACATTATTTTCTTCTAAATTTGTATCTACAAGTTGATATCGTATCGCAAGCAGTTGTATGCCATATGCTCGCATCGTAATAGCACTTGGATTTTCTGGATTTGAACCTTTATCTGGCATTCCAATTGTCATATTTAGTTTATTATATCCTATCAACTCTTCCATATCTGGCGCATTAACAATATCATAATAATGAAGTGCTCTGGCAAAAACTGAATTGCTTGTCATATTTACATATTCATAAAATGCCTCCGACTCCATGAAAGAGGTATTGCTTCTATCTACAATAATTACAACTTTTCCCGCCATATCTGATAATTTTACAGTTCCAAAATTCTTACCATAATATTCAAAACTATATTGTTTATCCATCAAAATAGAATTGTTGCTTTCCAATAATTTCGCAAAATTTGAATACATTTTTTGATTTGTGCTTTTTATACGAAGATGTAAAATAATTGGATCAAATGGATTTGGAGCGGTTGAATTAGCAAAGGCATAATCTCTTATCACATTAAACACCTCACTAAATGAAACCGAATTAAATGTTTCTTTTACACAGTAGTTATCTGATGTTGATGTAGCTACTACTGGTTGATCATCAATTGAATATATCTCAAAATCAAGACCTCTTACTCCTTGCTTAAGTAAATTTTTTAAAGTACATGTATCTACATAACCATTTTTATAATTACCACCAGAACAAGCGTTATATGCTGATTTTATATAATAATCTCTTAATGAATATTGGTACATTTCATTATCAGGCTGAATAGATATTATTTTACCATTTAATGTTCCATACATTGTATCCATAAAATTACAATCTCTTTTTTTCATTCCATCAGTAAATATTGAACCAGCATAGTAAAAATATACAATTATTGTTATAACAATAATGCTTATTGTTACTACTGAAAAGGCAAATAAGGCAGTACTTTCATTTTTATTCATCATTTCATTCATTATACCATCCACTTTATCAGACATATATTTATATTAATATAATATTTTTACTTTTGTCACTATTCAATAATTATAAATATTTAATATTTAATATTTAATTATTTATTATATCTAACAAATAAAGAATTAAAAAATAATAACTATATATACTAATTATGGCCGGTGGTTTAATGCAACTTGTTGCTCAAGGGCAACAAAATATTATTTTAAATGGGAATCCTTCAAAAACCTTTTTTAAATCTACCTTTGCCCAATATACTAATTTTGGATTACAAAAATTCAGAGTTGATTTTGAAGGTTCTAAAACACTGCGATTATCTGAAGAATCTACTTATACATTTAAAATTCCACGATATGCCGACTTATTAATGGATTGTTATCTTTCTGTTGTTTTACCTAACATTTGGAGCCCTATTTTACCTCCACAAGACCCCAATAATGATACTGCTGAAAATGTCAATAGTCAAAACTGGGTTCCATATGAATTCAAATGGATACAAAATTTAGGAGCAAAAATGATTTCTAAAATTAGCATTACTTGTGGAAATTATACACTTCAAGAATATTCTGGCGACTATTTATTAGCTGCGGTTCAGCGTGATTTTACTGGCCAAAAAAAAAATCTTTTTAATGAAATGATTGGAAATATTCCCGAATTAAATGATCCTGCGAATGCCGGTTCTAGGGTCAACTCTTACCCCAATGCTTATTATACGGATGCCGTAGCCGGTCCTGAACCTTCTATACGAGGTCGCATTTTATATGTTCCATTAAACAACTGGTTTGGATTAAAAACTCAAATGGCATTTCCATTAACTTCGCTTCAATATAACGAGCTACACATTAATATTACCTTAAGACCAATTAATCAACTGTTTCAAATTCGTGATGTATTTGACTCTACATTTAATTTCCCTTATATAGCACCCAATTTTAATGCTTGGTATATGCAGTTTTTTCGTTTCTTACAACCGCCGCCTGATATTAATATTGGTATCAATTCTTACTCCGATCAAAGAACTCTATGGAATGCGGATGTACATTTAAATTGTACTTATTGTTTCTTATCTAATGAAGAAGAACGCGTTTTCGCATTAGAAGAGCAGAAATATTTAATTAAACAAGTTCATGAGCAACGATTTTATAATGTAACTGGACCTAACAAGGTTGAAGTAGATTCATTAGGAATGGTTATTGATTGGATGTTTTATTTTGAACGCAGTGATGTTAATTTACGTAATGAATGGTCTAATTATACTAATTGGCCATATAATTATATGCCACAAGATGTCATACCTGCTCCTGCGTCCGGAGCATATACTATTTATAGAACAGATGCTAACGGCAATTTAGTACCTATTAATATTGGTCCAGGTGTGAATCCAAATGGCAATTTAACTGGTCTTTTAATTACACCCACTTATACTCCAGAAAATGATAAATATATCCTAGTTGGCATGGGTATTTTGCTAGATGGTTCTTACAGAGAAAATATTCAACCTGCTGGTATATTTAATTACATTGAAAAGTACACTCGGACTAGTGGTAATGCTCCTCCCGGTCTATATTGTTACAACTTTTGTTTAAACTCTAATAATGCTGAATTACAACCATCTGGTGCGATTAATATGAGCCGATTCAATCAAATTGAAATTGAATTTACTACCATTATTCCGCCTTTAGACCCATTAGCTCAAAGTTTGGTTATTTGTGACCCCACAACAGGCAATATTATCGGCATTAATAAACCCACTTGGCGCATTTATGATTACAATTTTAACATGACATTGTTTGAAGAGCGTATTAATCAGGTGATCTTTATTGGCGGCAACTGTGGATTAGCTTATGCTACTTAAATAAAAACAACAATCAATAAACAAAAAAAATTGAATATAATATTACCATTCCTTGTAATATTATAACTAACAAATCAAAGGCACTATGTATTCCTTTAAAGTATTTATAATCTTATTTATTTTAAGCATTTGCTTTGTTTCCACTAATGAAATATATACACGAACCCAATTAAGGGGGTTGTATCATCACAACATGAATAAACTGCTTAATGAAGAAATCCAGCGTATTGTGGAAATAGTTGTAGCATATGCTAAAGGAAATAGAACTAGTTACACTGAAATATATTTTATACCTACTGACACTAATGAGAATAGATATAGTTTAAATACCTTTATTCTTTACAAATTTAGCGATAAAATAATTATAAATCGTTTAAAAAATATATTAATTGATAGCAATGTTACCATATCTGGACCAAAATGTTGTAATAATGATAACGACTGTAAGCTACAAGTGAATTCTCAAATGTGTAAACATATTGTTATTAATTGGTAAAAATATATGCGAGCATTTAGCGTCTCAAAATAAAATATAATTATATAAAAGATGAGACTGTATTAGGTGCCCATAATTAATCTACTAACTTAAGGTAAGGCTAACGAAAATGCGTTCCAAATTGTTACTAAAAATGATTTAAATCTTATAATTTGGAACCTTTTTGATGTAAAGTCAGTCACGATGAAACACACTAAAAACAAAAATGTCCATTTCATGTTTTTCTTACTTTTTTACATAAATTTGGAAAAAGATTTTTGGATTTTGGACATTTTTAAAAATGTCCATTTTTGAAAACCAAAAGTCCCTTTTGAAAAAAGAGGTATAAAAATATGGTATGTGATCATAATGGTCTAAAATATATTTTAAAATGAAAAAAAGTGTTATGTAAAAAAATAAATATTTCCTTAAAAAACAGTTTAAAGATTTTTTTCTTGATTGCTTATATAGCCAATGTTTAGCAATCAAAAAGTCCAAAAAAGTCCACCTATTTTTGAATGTTCTATTTGTAACTATAATACGTGTAGAAAAAAAGATTTCAATAAACATTTGCTTACATCAAAACACATCAGCAATGTCAAGCAATCAAGTGATGATGTTAAAAAGGACAATTCTGAACAGTCATTCCAATACACATTTCAAGACAAAAAATATGAATGTTTATGTGGAAAAAATTATGTAGATAATTCAGGATTATGGCGACATAAAAAGAAATGTATAACTAATAAAAAGGATGAAAAACTTAATATCCCAGAAATAGTAGAAACTAAAATAGAAGACAAAATGCCGGAAACTTTTGATAAGGAAATGCTAATAATACAATTACTTAAACAAAATCAAGAACTTCAACAATCTTTAATTGAATTATCGAAAAAATCTATAAACATTACAAATAATAATAACACTAACAATTCGCATAACAAAACCTTCAATTTACAGTTCTTTTTAAACGAAGAATGTAAAGACGCACTAAATATCAGTGAATTTGTTAGTTCAATCAAAGTAGAACTAGAGGATTTGGAAGCAACTGGGAGATTAGGTTATGTGGAGGGTGTTTCAAGGATAATGAATAAGAATTTAAAAGATCTAGAT